AGCAGGGCCGCAAGATGCGCGCGATCGACGACAAGGGCGGCGATACCTACATCACGCTCGGCCAACCGGCGATTGCCAAGGACGGGCGGCAGGTTGCGAGCAACGCGTTCGACGGCAAGTATCGCTGCATCGTCGATGTCGGGCCGTCGTCACGGACTCGCCGCGATGCGACGGTGCGCTCGCTTGTCGGCATGGCGGAAGCCGCATCGTCTGCCAATGATGCCGAACTGGCTGCGGCGTGCATTACCGCTGCTCTGGCGGAGATGGACGGGGAAGGCATTTCCGACCTGAAGAAGTGGGTCCGGATGCGCGCCGTGCGCATGGGCATCCTTCAGCCGACCGATGACGAAAAGCAGGAACTGGCGAAGGAAGCCCAGAGCCAGCAGCCCGATCCGCAGACGATCCTTGCGCTCAGCATGGCGAAACAGGCCACGGCGGACGCGCAGAAGTCCGGGGCATCGGCGATCAACGCGCTGGCCCAGGCCGAACTCAACAAGGCCAAGGCGCTGGAGCTATTGGCAAGCGTCAGCCGCGAGGACCGCCAGCAGATCATCGACGCGATCAATGCCGATGCCGACAGGCTGGCGGGTGCTGTTACAGCGCAATAGCGATTTTCAGAAAAATCTTCCTCTCTCAGAACCCGCATATTTTCACCGCATCGGCAGCCACCAGCCGCAACGGTGAGAGAAGGGTCTTTGAATGGCAGAAGAGACGGACGAAGCGCCGCAGGTCGAGGAAGAGGTTCTGGAGCTGACGGAGGAGGTGGAAGCCCCCGAAGTCGCCGAAGAGACCGAAACCCAGCCAGAGGCGGTCGATGACGAGGAAGTCATCGTTTCGTTCGGCGACGAGGCAGCGCCAGCCTCAGAGGAAGCACCGGAGTGGGTAAAGGAACTCCGTAAGCAATACCGCGAGGTGGTGAAGGAGAACGAAGCGCTGAAGAAGCAAATCGTTCCGCCGACACCAAAAGCAGGCCCGAAGCCCACGCAATGGGATGATGGCATCGATGGTGACGAAGAGATTTACGCTCAGAAGCTCATCGAATGGCACGAAGCGGTAAAAGCTGAAGAGGCGGTGAAAACCGAGGCTCAAAAGGCTCAGGAAGAAGCCGCGAGGAAGTATCAGGCGAAGGTCGAAGCCTACGGCGAGCAGAAGCAAACGCTGGGCGTCAAGGACTTTACCGAAGCCGAAGCTGAAGTGCTGAGTTCTCTGAACGACGTGCAGAAGCAAATCCTCATCCACGGGGCGGAGAACAAGGCAAAGCTCGTCTATGCCTTGGGCAAGCACCCCGAAAAGCTCCGTCAGCTCGCCTCGATCTCAGACCCGATTGAATTTGCTTTCGCGGCAGCACGACTTGAAGGGCAGACGAAGATGGAGCGCAGGCGACCGGCAACCAATCCAGAAAGCCGGGTTTCGGGCGCGGCTCAGTTGAGCCAGTCCGATAACAGGCTGAGCGACAAACTCTCCGCCGAAGAGTGGGCACGCCGCCGCAACGAGCAGATTCGCCAGAAACGACGCTGATCTCTCACCTTTTGCGAGCGGGAATTTGAACAATGGCTAACTCGATCCTTACTCCGACCGCAGTGACCCGCGAGGCACTGCGCATTCTCCACCAGAAGCTCAACTTCATCGGCACGATCACCCGTGACTATGACTCCAGCTTCGCCAAGTCCGGCGCGAAGATCGGCGACACGCTGAAAATCCGCAAGCCGAACCAGTTCACCGTCCGCACGGGCGCGAACATTTCGACCCAGGACGTGACCGAGGAGTCGGTTTCGCTCCAGGTCTCCACGCAGAAGGGCGTGGACGTTCAGTTCAGCTCGGTCGAGCTGACGCTGAGCCTCGACGACTTCTCGCAGCGCATCCTCGAACCGGCGATGTCGGTCCTTGCGGCCAACATCGAGGCCGACGCGATGTCCATGTATAAGGACGTTGCAAACTCGGTCTGGAACGGCGGCTCAGCGCTGACGCTGGCGAAGGTGCTGGCGGGTCGCAAGATTCTCCAGAACGCGCTTGCGCCGCTCAACAACCGCACGGCCAACCTCAACACCCAGGATACCGTCGATCTCGTTGACGGCCTGAAGGGGCTGTTCCAGGACAGCAACCAGATTGCGGAGCAATACCGCGAGGGCATGATGGGCCGCACGGCAGGGTTCGACTTCATGGAGAACACCCTGTGGCCGGCGCACACCCGTGGCGCGGCGAACGGCTCGTATCTGGTCAACGACACCTACGCCGCTGGCGATACCGTCATCACCGTCGATACCGGCACTGGCGCGCTGAAGAAGGGCGATGTCATCACCTTCGGCAGTGTCAACCGCGTGCATCCGGAGTCGAAGGTATCGACCGGCATCGCGTTCCAGAACGTGGTTGCGGCGGATTATGCCGGCGGTGCTGGCGACGTTTCTCTCGCGATCCCGATGTATGCGTCGGGTGCGCGCCAGAACGTCGATGCGCTTCCGCTGGACAATGCGGCGATCACCGTTCTCGGCACGGCTTCGACTGCTGTTGGCACGTCGATGCTCTATCAGAAGGAGGCGTTCACGTTCGCGACCGCCGACCTTCAGATGCCGCAGGGCGTGGACTTCGCCGCCCGCGACGTGATGGACGGCATTTCGCTGCGCATCGTTCGCGACTACGATATCAGCACGGACAACTTCCCGTGCCGTATCGACGTGCTTTATGGCTACAAGACGCTGCGCCCGCAGCTCGCGTGCCGTCTGCACAACAACTAGCCCCAAGCTAGTTCAGAAAGCCCCCGCTGAGCGATCGGCGGGGGTATTTCTTTGCCTATGGACTGGACGCCGAAATCTCCTGACGACACGCGGCTCTATTCCTACGACCTGTCGGAGATCGACCCCGACACCATCGAAACCGCGACGTTCGCCGTCACCACTGGAACGGTTACGCTCGAAGCGGTCGATCCCGTCGAGCGCACCGCCTATGTAATCGTTTCTGGCGGTAATGACGGTGAGACGGCGGTTATCAGCCTGGTCGTTTCAACCGTGCTGGGCCAGTCGTTCACCCGCACTGTCAATCTCAGGATCGTGGCGGGCGCGGACGAACTCAACCCCGTCGCATCGATCACCAAGGGCAAGCTGGTTATCCGGGCTTTGGGCAAGCTCGGCATCGCCAATTACGTTTTCGACACCGAGGCCGAAGAGGATATTTCCGCGCTGCGCCAGTTGGACAGCATGGCCGCGCGCTGGCAGGGCAAGCTTGAGTCATTCGGATACATCCAACCTGACAGCAACGGGGAATCTCTCCCGTCCGACGCGTCCGGCATTCACGAAGAGGACGTGGATGCGTTCGTGTCCAACCTCGCGGTTCTTCTGGCTCCCGACTACGGCAAGGCTCCTCCGCCCACGCTTGTGAAGCAGGCCGCGGAATCGCGTTCGGAACTGTTCTGCAAATACCGTCTGCTGGTCGAATACAAGCTGCCCAATCGCACGCCCACGGGAGCGGGGAACGACCGCCCTTGGGGTCGCCGCTTCTTCACGGGGCAGTAAATGCAGATTGGCATTCTGTCGGGTGTTTACTCGCAGCGCGGCCCCGACTTCGAGCGCTCCTATCCTTTGAACCTGGTTCCCAATGTCGAAGAGACCGGCATATCCAAGGGCTATCTCCGCTCGGCTCCCGGCATCGACAATTTCGCCACCGGCAGAGGAAAAGACGGCGGCGGGATCGTGTGGAACGGCCTGCTCTACCGAATTTCAGGCACGAAGCTCATCAGCGTCGATTCCGATGGGACTGTAACCTTGATCGGGACGGTTGGAGGGACGGGACAGGGCTCGCTTACCTTCTCGTTCGATCGCCTTGCCGTGGCGCGCAACAACAACCTTTACCTTTACGACACAACCAACGGGTTCGTGCAGGTCACGGACGTTGATCTGGGCGATGTCATCGATGTCGTGTGGCAGGATGGCTATTTCATCACCACCGATGGGACTTCGATCGTCGTTACCGAGCTGAACGACCCGACTTCAGTTGACCCGCTGAAATATGGTTCGTCCGAAGCCGATCCGGACCCAATCATGGGCCTTGGTTCGCGGCGCGGTGAGCTGCTGGCGTTCAATCGCTACACGACGGAAACCTTCTTCAATGCCGGGACCACGGGATTTCCGTTCCAGCGGAACCGGGGAGCGCAGATCGACAAG